GGCCCATGTCCGTAGTCGAGTAGCGAGTGTTAAATAGGGCCAGCTGTTGGGCGTAAGTCCTATAGGCACCCGACTGGTTTAATGTCAACCCTGCAAAATAGGCGGCTAGTTGTAAACAGTTCCAGGCTGTAGCGGCGTGCTGTTCCATTTTGCCTGAAGGCTTTTGGATAGTCCGTAAAACTGCTGCGACCACATAACCATTCTTTTGACCTGTCAGGTCTGTCGGCATAATGATCGGCAGTACCGGATAGGTCGTCATTCTTTGTCTTTCTTTCTACCGATAATTGGCTCAACAACAGTATTTTGTTTTGCGCCGACACCGTTGCCGATTGAGTAAAACACGATAGCGACAATGACGTTGGTGCCTGCTGAACGGTCTATACCGTCAATAGCCATGAGGACAATCATGCCAATTAAAGCAACCAGGGCAATTAACGCTTTAGATGGGTTGGCAATGTTCATGCCCAAATCCAAACCCATAAACCAACAATGAGGGCCACAACTACCGCCAAAATTTTCATTAAAACGGCCCTATGTCCTCAACAAGCATGTACGACGGGTTAAAAACACTTCTACTCAAAAGTGGTGTACCTGTCGTGCTTGTTGTAATAGCACAACCCACAAAAGTTTTAGAACCTGCCGTACTGCTATAAATCACGGAAACATTCAATGAGCCAGTATTTTTTACGGCAGCAACAGTTGTCAAAATGCCTTGCTGAGTAAGTGTGCCAGCGGCGTTAGTTGGTCGTATTGATAATGCTGTGTACGAGGCGCTTACCGTTGAAGTTTCCACAAGTGGTTCATAGTAACTAATCCGATAGTAACGGTTGGCTACAGCAGTCCATGTCACTGTCATGTCTGTTGTTATTGCTGTTGAAGTTGTCAAAGTGTAGTTAGTAGTTGAAGCAGCAAAAGCCATGACGCCACGGGGAAACTGGTTACATTCTGTGGCGGTCAAAACTTGACCGGCAGTGAAGTCATCGTTAGGTGAAATCGCCATGATTTAAGGCCTTTCAGGAAAATCTACGGTTGGGGCTGGGGTCCATGTTTTCGGGAAGTCACGCAACTGCTGGCGGTAGATCGCCCATGCCGTTTTGTCGGTTGGGGTGTCGGCAATCATCGCCCAATCGGACTCGACTAGGAGAGCGTCACGGACTAGCCTCATACGTTCCACCAGCCATTCATCAGGTGCTGTCGTTTCGTGGTCTGCTAAAAGGTTCATCATGCCGCCCTGTAATAGAGATTGAAGTTGATGATGTCGCCAGTAGCAAAAGTCATCGGCGTTGTGGCGTTAGCGTTCGAAGCTATTGCATAAGTGCCTGCCACGTTAATATGTGAAGCAGTCACACTTGAAACAGAACTGACATAGCGTGCCACACCCTGATAAACCGTTGTGGCAGAAACATCGTAAAAAGTTACTAAGCCCTGATTTTGACCTAATGCACTCATGTCGGCGTTGACGTTAATTGGCAAGTTAATTGTGATACCGCCTGTCACCGCTGAAGTAGTCCCTAAAGTGAATGAGCCGTAGTAGTGAACCCAGTTATTGACCCGACAGTAAGCGCCTAGTGACGTGCCGTTGCCTGCCGTGACATTGGCAAAAGTTGGCGTGTATGCCGTGTAGGTGCCTAACACGGTGTTGCCGATAGCGACCTTTGTTTCTAGGGCCTCAACTGCGTCGTTGATGTCTGAGTGCTGTTGAGCGTGCGACGGCGACGTCAGCAAGCTGCTGCTTGTCGGATTAGTGAAAGCGTCAAGCGTTGTGGGATAAGTAATAGCCATAATTTACCAACCTAGCCTTGAGCCTTGTTCGACGTTTGTGTCGTTATAAATCCATTCAGGTTCATCATATACAATTTCAGGCTGGTTGTAAGTAATACTGCCGCCACCCAAAATGCCGTCAAAATCGTTGTCAAGTATAAAAGCAGACCAGTTATTCCACTGTTTTGTCCGTAACGAAATAGTCAAATCTTCAGGCGTACCGCTAATAGTCCTGCCAGTAATCACATTTTGTGAAATGATTGTTACAGCTGTGCCATAAGGTATGTATTTGAGTTCTAATCGTTCCCAAATGCCACTGCTCATATCTAACAAACCCATAAACGTTGCGGCGCTTGCATAACTGTTTAACGCTTTGACCATTGAAAGATTTGTGGTTGCCGATGTTGGCACATAATCAAAAGTGTTGTAACGATTGACAAGTGCAGCGGTTTGAAACTCTTGACCTGAAGTTACCGCTGGCGCCTGGGGCCATGAAATATATTTGGTTCCATAAGTTGTAGTGCTGGCACCGCTAGCGGCTTCGACTACTACACCTGTTGTGCTGGTGACTTGTGCATTTGTAGCAAAATCTGCTTTATTGTAAGCGGCAGTCAAAGTTTTTAACGGCAAATCACTGCCTGCAATGCCACTGCCGTAAAGTTTGTATGGGCCAACAGTGTAGCCAGTAGACTTTTTTGGCGTAAAATAAAGCATGTTGGTTTGATAATTCCATAGACCAAAAACATCTAAACCGTAAGTTGGCCAGTTAATTGTGCCGGTAGCAGGCAAATATCTTGTTGCTATTAAATCTGAAGCACTGCCTGCCGTTGGTGTACCTGAAACTTTAGGCGTGGAAGAGCCACCATCATTAACACCAATGCTTTGTATAGCCATCGAAGCGTTTACGTCAACAACTGGAAATTGAAGCAAATCAAATAATTCAAACATTTTTGCTTCCATGCTTTGCGCTGTAGTAGTCCCAACAACGTTTGTTTTTGAATTGGAAACAAAGCTCACAGCGTCGACACAAGTAAAAGTTGCTTTTGAATCTTGCTCTTGCGAGTCAATAGAAAAATTTGTACAGTTGCCCTCAAAAATTGTTCCTGTAGCTGAAAATGCACCTTCAGCTGCAGTCAAAGTTAGTTTAAAAATGGCATTAAACCAGTTAGTAGTTGAATATGTCCCACCTGCACCAGGCGTGAAAGTGCTGGTAAAATTCTTTACTGTAAATTGAGCCGAAGCAGTACCTAATGTAAAAATTCCTGCGTCAAGGTCGCTAGTAAACGAAAGCATTTGGTCGGTTAAATCGTAATTAAAACCTTGTCCTAAAGCAGTGAAAGCGTAAGTGTAAGTAACAGCCACAATTAGCCTCTAAACGCTGTTGGGTTAACTGTTATCGGTAAAGCGCCGCGGTCCCTAATGTATTGTTGTAGGGCCAACACAACTGATTGCGGGTCTGCTGAAGTGTTGTATAAGTTAATTGTCTGGCCACCGCCGCCACCAAAGCCACCGGCACGATTCAACGGTATAACAGCCTCAGGGCCACGTTCACCAATCATTGCCAAAGTCGGACCTGTGACTATGCCACCGTTGGCAAGCATAGGAATGTCTGGTACGTCGAAACCGCTACCACCAATAACAGGCACCCAACTGGGAACTTTAAACGACAGCTTGCCCACAGTGTTATTCCACAGCCAGGCAACAGCCCTAAACGCTGCTTTAAACGGTGCTGTAATAACATCGGCCACAAAGCCCATAGTGGCTTTAATGCCATTGTAAATAATGCTAAAAGCGTCAATAATTGAATCTTTAAAATACAGCACAGCGCCAACAGCAATGCCAGCAGGTCCAAACAGGCCAAGTAGTAACGGTCTGAACTGTTCAAACTTGACATAAACAATAGCTGCAGCTGTAGCGACTGCACCAAAAGCCAACACCATTGCACCAATCGGGTTTAATGCCATAGCAATGTTCATGGCAACAATCGAAGCAGTTAAACCAACAATGGCAGCCGCTGCAATCTTTACCAGGTCAGGGTTTTCTTGCGCCCATGTAGCAAACTTCATCAAGTACGGCATAAGTGCTTGTAAAGCAGGCATAACAGCTTTGCCGATAGATTCTTTAAATTCTCCCATTTGTATAGTTAAATTTTTCATTTCGCCTTGTGCAGTATTGGCGGCAACTGAGGCTTGACCAGCAAACGTTTTGCTTAAAGCAGCAAACACTTCATCTGTCGTAGCACCATTTGCAATCAGGCTTGCTAAAGCTGGGTCTAGTTTCTTTAGCGGTCCTAAAGTGCCGTTAAATGCTTTGGACAGGGCGTCAGATACGGCCCCTAAATCTTTGCCTGTACCAGCAGAAATGTCTAGCGCCAGG